TCTTTAAGTTCTTCCAATTCACCTTCATAAGGACTACCATCCCCTGTAAGTAAAGCACCACTTGGATCTCTTATTACTGCTACTTCTTTGTAAACTTCCTCAAATTTAGGCTCATACCTAGCCCATAGTACCGCTTGGCCAGTTAGTAGGAACTGAATTGCTGCGTTATAGCCTACTTTGTCAAAGTCAAAGTTGCAGTCCATAGCGTATTGGGTATTACGCTCTAAAACTACGCTTCCTAACTCATAAGGGATGCCCCCTGCCCGTTTGCGAAGATTGACCTCAGCTTTGGGGGTAGAGCTGTAGTAGGCAGGGAGCAAAGTATTCACGCAATACCACCATACATTCAAACGTCGTGGAGCGTCTTTAAGGGTATCAATTTCTTTAAGTCCGGCAAAAACCTTAATGGACTCATCTGCGGCTTTAATAAACTTTTCGTAGCGTTTATCAGCTTCGATAATCTGCTTTTTCCACCAATCAGGAGAATACTTCTTAATGAGGGGCCGTGGTTGTTTAGCTTTCATATCTGCGGCCTTTTAGCTTTTGCTCTCATCTTAGAAATATAACTTTGCAGTCTAACCATTCCTTTGTGCACCGTTTCTGCTGGTTGCTCCCACTTAGAATCAATTAGCCTAGCCTTGCAGAGGTAACGTAGCGCATCGCAATTATGCGAAATGATGCCGTTCCCCAGTACAAAGGTACTTGTTTTAGGTACATTTAGGCAATAGACATCTTGTCTTGGCTCGTTCCAGGAAATGTCGATAACCTTTTTCGTCGAGCCGACATCTTGCAGTTTTGGTGGCAGTATTTGGATTTCCAATTCATATTCTTTTTGGTCTGATAATCCTTGTCGCAAAACAAACACGTTTTTGTGATTAGTGGGATTAAAGCTGCTATTTCCTTGGCATGTTCCGAGTGCCATTTCCTGCCCTCGTCCGACTTGTGCCAAAACACTGCCGCTGGAACTGCCGACCGTACAACATTCTGTCTGGCTTGTTCTCGCCGTTCCGGTGTCATGTGTCCTGATAGATGTTCTGCTGCATTGAGTAGTGCAAGATTCTCTATTTGATTGTTGGCTCTGTTTCCGTCGATATGATGAATATGCATACCTTTTGGAATTGATCCATTGAAGTACTCCCAAACCTTTCTGTGCAAGCGATTGGAACCTTGGGTACCTTTCTTTTGCTGCGAGTAATAATCGCCACAAAGGTAATATTTTTGGTTGTTGAATTCTTGGCAGGTTGGACTGATTACTGTGACTTTCATATATATCGCACTGTATCAGATCCTTTGGAGTAAGCAAACTAGCATATTTAAAAGTGCCATCATTTAGCATAAACCGATGATCTGGAGTGCAAACTACTTCACTTTTATCATCAAACGTAATGCGAATAACTTGAGCATTGGTTTTAGTTTTACGGCCCCAAGCTTTATGGTAATTGCCGTCATGGGATTTTACCCAAACAGGGTATTGAGATGATGTGTTTAACCCCAAGCCGCATAAGTCTTCAATGCGTTTTAATCCAATATCACTTTGCACAAGCGTATCAGCGGCTAAACAAGCATGATCGTTTCCAGTAGTATCCAAATCTTCGGGTTTGCGTTTATCAATAGTCATAGAAGGCAGTGTTTCCAACAGTAAAGGGCAATTTGTAAATATATATAATAAAGGAGGATTCCCTACCAATCGTTGTCTAATTTGCGCCCAGCCTGATATGCGGTCATTATCAGCTTCTTTAAAGTAAGGATGCTTGTACTTGTCGAATACTCGGTGAAACTGGTCTGCGATGGTAGGACCGCCTTGATTATTAAATATACTTGGGTCAGCAGCGCAGATAGGATTCTCGCCTACTGATAGAGCTGCGATTCGCTCGGCCTGGTTGACGTTATCAACTCCCTTACCCCAGATTTCTCGATAGATAATAATTGAGCCTTTAGGATACGGTACCTCAGCACCTCCGTCAGTCCGTCCAGAACTAACAGCACCCCAGACAGCAGCAAAAGGACTGTGGTAGCCCCAATCATAGCCCATATACCTGGGCCAATGTTTGGGTATGTTGAAAGGGCTAATAATATGTTTAGAACTAAACTCAGGAAAATAACTACCTTCATGGATCTCAAAGTCTCCTTCTAACCAAGCTCGCACAAGCTCAGGACTTCCCACCATGTGCAAGCGGTTTATGTATTCAGGGTCACGGGCTAATAGTATCTGATTATCGTGCACCCTGCTTGGTATGTAGATATAATCAAAACTAGCCCCGTTTGGCAGCATCTTAGTTAAGACTTTCATGCCTCTTGATGCCGGTTTGATAAATAGCTCTTTTAGCCAGCTATGACCTATACCACCAGGGTTAAAAGTAAGAATGATTTGACCGCCCCCCTTGCCTCGCAAGGCTCCAAAAAGCTTCCAGATAGGCGATGGGTCAGCATAGTTACCAGCCTCTTCTATAGCGCAATCTGAAAGGTTTTGGCCCTGGTATTTTTCAGCATCAGCATCGTTAGCTAAAGGTCTAAAACGTAACCTACCCCCAGATTGAAAAGTAAACTGCTTTTTCTGGTCCTGCCAATGAGCCTTAAGAGGCAAATATATCTGTTTTGCTCGCTCGATAAGATCATCTGCCTGAGGTAATTCTTTACGAAAGAAAATAGCGTTAAAATCTTGGCCTAGCTGCTCCTGCTTTATCGCAAACTTGCCTAATACGCCATCAGTCTTACCGCCACCTCGAGCGCCACCATAGCCGATTAAGGTTATAGGGCAGTGAACCAAAGCTTCTTGCGGACCCCTTTGTGGGCACCATACGACGTTTATATCGGAGCGTTGGGAGTCTAAAAAGCTACTTTCCACTAACCATCACACAATCAGAAGAGTAAATACGCTCTACGTTACATTTAGGGTTTTGGCAGACAAAATACTCCACATCACCACCAGCGGATAAGCTCACATAAGGGGTATCTTCACCAACCTTTACAGTGCTTACATGCCCACAGCAGGGACACCGTTTAACCTCTAAACTCATAAACTCCACCCCATAATATGCTTAAAAGCTTTAGCAGTAATCCTAGCAGTTTTAACAGGTATTTTCTTACCGCACCACCTACCACCACACTCAAACCACTTATCCTTAGTCACAACTAGCCCAATATGCTCACACTCAGGACAACGGTAATAAACTACTTTACTCATTGTTTAGGTACCTAGCGACAAACTCTTCCTTGGTTAGCGGCTTAGCACTAACAACGCTCCTAACCTCACCTGATATCTCAATCTGGTGCTGCTCTGACCAGCCTAGCTTAGTCTTTAACAGGTGGAGTAACACTGGGGTATTACCATTCATAGCCTCTTCTATAGCCTTACCAGCTAGCCCCTTCTGCATAGAAGCTACACCCTCTAAATATTCCTCAAGGTAGTACTTCTCTAGCAGGTAAACACTAATCCTAGCAGTCATAGCTGTAGCGCTCTTAGACAGGCCATGACGGGCTAAATCCCGTATCTGCAACCCTAACTGCTCATCTTTCTGATGGTCCCTAGTTTGGGGCACCTCACGCATTATAGGGGGTAACACCTCTATTTGGGCTTCCGATATTTTTGGCAACTCTCCGGTATTTCCGGACTGTTTTAAATCGTCTTCATTCATAAAAACTCTATTAGGCTATAGGCAAACTGTGTTTGAGGTAACATTTGGGAATTTTATATGGGAGATTGGGTATATACTTAACCGGTACCTCACCCATTTTCAAATTCAGTTCCATTTTCATTTTTCCAGCATGTCTTTTCAGCTACTTAGCCTCGGTTTAACCTTGGAATTACAAATGACCGATAAGGAACATTATCGGGCAATTCTAGGTAACTATGCGATATCATTTAATAATTTAAAGAACTCTTGTTCACTCATACCCGATAGTTGTCTAAGCACACACAATTCTAGTGGCCAGTACATCAGCTTAGACCTCTCTCGATATGCCCAAGCCTCTCTTGTTATACTTATTAGCTTAGCTGCAGCATCTTGTGTAATACCCAAGCGCTTTCTTACCTCATGATACAAGTTACCCTTTGGCCTACGTATTGTATGCTTATACCGAGCTCTTGTCTTAGCTGCGTATACTTGTTTGAGCCTATCTATATCTGATTGATATGCCATAGCGTCGATCAACATAAGATTACGCTAACAGATAATTTTTGTTTCTGCATAAAAATATTTAAATCTTTTGTTGCTTCACACTGCATCTTACCTTATACTGTATACAGTAGTTAAGAATAACTACAGATAGCTAGTTAACTACTAGCTACTACTAGATCGGTAATAATGCCGACTAATAACTGGGGTAAA